AAGTCTTTGGCACTGAGGGAAATGCCAGCGAACAAACCGGCACAAGCATCTTCGACCCCGTACTCTGCGAGATAGCCTACCGCTGGTTCTCACCCGTTGGCGGGCTGATACTTGACCCATTCGCCGGTGGTAGCGTCCGTGGCATTGTCGCGGCAAAGTTAGGGCGGCAATACATCGGGCATGAGCTGCGCGAGGAACAAGTAGCGGCTAACCGGGCGCAGGGCGATGAACTGTGCGCCGATGACCAGTTTGTTCCGGCGTGGATATGCGGGGACAGCCGAAACATTGACTTTACATGTGCGGATGTGGACGCGGACATGGTGTTTAGCTGCCCGCCTTATGCCGACCTTGAGGTGTACAGCGACGACCCGAAGGACTTGTCCACGCTAAAATATGCGGACTTCCGCATTGCATACTTTGAGATCATCAAAAAGGCTTGCGACCGGCTGAAGCCTGACAGATTCGCCTGCTTCGTGGTGGGCGAGGTGCGGGACAAACGGGGCAACTATATCAATTTTGTGGGCGATACCGTGCTGGCATTCCGCGAGGCCGGGCTGGAATACTACAACGAGGCAATCCTTGTTACCGCCGTTGGGAGCTTGCCGATCCGGGCGGGGCGGCAATTCAGCGCGGGGCGCAAGTTGGGCAAGACCCACCAAAATGTGCTTGTGTTTGTCAAGGGCGACGGCAAGCGGGCGGCGGCACGGTGTGGCGTGGTTAAGGTTGACGAGTCGCTTTTTACTGAGACGGCGGAGGCACAGCCTTATGGCGAACAGCTTTAACCCGTTACCTGATCCCGTGGTTGAGCGCATTGGACGATTCCTTGTGGTGCGCGATGACTATTTGCCGGGTGGCTCAAAGGTGCGCTACATGCTACCACTGGTTGCCGCCATGCCAGAGCGTGAGATTGTTTATGCGTCACCCGCCGTGGGGTATGCACAGATTGCGCTCGCTCATGTGTGCGCAATGCTGGGCAAGCGGGCGGTCATATTTGTTGCGAAGCGCAATCAGCCGCACCCGCGAACATTAGCGGCGAAGGCGGCGGGCGCGGCGGTGTATCAGGTGCCGCACGGTTACCTGAGCAATGTGCAGGCAAAGGCCAAGCGATATTCGGCGGACACCGGCGCACGGGTTATCCCGTGGGGGGTTGATGTGCCGGAGGCGCTGTCGCACTTTGCGGCAGCGGCGCGTTGTATTGACTTTGTGCCGCGTGAGGTGTGGGCGTGTGCAGGAAGTGGTGCGCTGACTCGAGGGTTGCAGATTGCGTGGCCGGACGCTGTGTTCCACGCGGTTCAGGTTGGCGCTGTGCCGAAGGTAGGCCGCGCTGTGTTACACAAGGCTCCTGAAAAGTATGAGCAAGCCGCCAAGCACCCACCTCCCTATCCATCGTGCGACAACTATGATGCTAAAATATGGCAATTTGCAAAGCACGAGGCACAAGATAATGCACTAATATGGAATGTTGGCGCGTAAATCGACCAATGGCTATTGCCCAAGGAGGCCCAAACATGAACCGCCCACCGCTTACCGAGTCCGTCGTGGCCGAGGCCCTGACAAAATACCACGGCAACATGGCAGCCGCTGCCCGTGCGTTGACGGTCAACCGATCAAGCGTTTGGCGTTTCGTTCGGAAGTCACCAGCCCTTACGACCCAAATGGAATCCCTACGGGAGACAATGCTGGACCATGCCGAAAGCGCATTGCAAAAAGCAGTGCTCAAGGGCGAGGCCTGGGCCGTGTGTTTTTTCCTGAAGACTCAAGGGAAATCCAGGGGATACACCAACGCCGGGGCTAATCCTCTCTTGGCCGACCTCCGACAAGCCGAGGCCGATGCGCTTGTTTCGTTGGGGCAATTGCTGCTTACGCCAAGGTCCAGATCATCGGCCAGGCTGGCCACCGATGACATGGCACCAGCCATCGAGAACGCCACACCGGCGCAGGCCAAGCTCCTAAAATATCTTGCATGAAACCATCCATTGTCTTTGATGCGTTTTGCAAAGGGTTCCTTACTCACACCAAGGGACCACTTGGCGGGCAACCGTTAGTGTTGGATCGTTGGCAGATGCGGGATATTATCCGCCCGATGTTGGATACAAAAAACACGGATAAACTCCGACAATACCGCCGATGCTTTACCCTGATCCCACGCAAGAACGGCAAGACAACCCTTGCCGCTGCCATCGCGCTTTACTTTTTGTTTGCGGATGATGAGCCGGGGCCGGAGATCCTGAGCGCCGCTTGCGATTCGGATCAAGCGGCCATCGCGTTTGACATAGCGAAAAAGATGGTGCAGCGCTCGCCGATTTTATCCGGCAAATGCAAGGTCTACCGGCGACACATCGAGTCCCGCAAAGGTGGAATCTACAAAGTCATCGCAGCCGATGCTGCTGGTAACTTGGGACAAAACACATCGACGCTGATCCTCGATGAGGTGCTTACGCAAAAGGATTCGAGCCTTTACGAAACGCTTCTAACCGGCATGGCGGCACGATCGCAACCCTTGGCGTTTATGATTTCCACGGCGGGAACTGATCGCGGCAGTTTGTGTTACAACCTTTTTGATTACGCCCAAAAGGTCCGCGATGGTGTGGTGATTGACCGCGCATTCCTTCCCGTCTTGTATGGCGCGGGGGACGATGACGATTGGAAAGACGAACAGGTTTGGGCCAAGGTGAATCCCGGCCTTGGCAAATCCATCTCGCTCGATTATTTGCGCTCCGCCTGCATCGAGGCAGAAAACAATCCCGCACGGGAGCAGGCGTTTCGGCAATACCACCTGAACCAGTGGGTGCAATCCGCGGCGCGGTGGATCTCCTCCCAAAAGTGGGCCGAATGCGAAGACGCACCCAACAACCTGCAGGAAACACCATGCTATGCGGCGTTGGATCTGTCATCGAGGACCGACCTAACGGCGTTCGTTCTTGCGTTCCCGGTTGCGGACAAGATCCACCTTAAAACATTCGCCTGGACGACCAGCGGAATGGTCCATTACAGGGTCAAATCCAACCGAATGCGCTACAATGAGTTCGTTCGGGGCGGTTGCCTTGAGGTCATCGAGGGTGATGTCATTGACTACGAGCATATTTTGCGGCGAATTGGGGAGATTGCTGGGGAATATCGGATCAGGGAGATAGCAATCGACCCGTGGAATGCCGAGTTTCTGGCACAAAAGCTCGAGGCAAGCGGGCATAATGTGGTGGAATTTAGGCAGGGCTTTGCGTCCATGAGCCCACCGACCAAGGACTTTGAGGGCGCTGTGCTCCAGGGCAAGCTATCGCACGATGGCAACCCTGTTTTGCGCTGGTGCGTGGACAATGTGGTCATCGAATCGGATGCCGCGGGCAACCAAAAGCCCAGCAAGAAACGATCAACCGAGAAAATCGACTGCGCTGTAGCCGCGATTATGGCGTTTGCCCGTGCTCGCCGTGCCGATGCCACGGGCAACGATGGATCTAGTGTTTACGAATCACGGGAAATGCTTGTTTTCTAGGGCAAAAACGGCCTGGCCTATATATATGCATGGCGAAGGCTCAGGAAAAGAACGGCGTGGCAGTATCGGAACGGGCGGGCAAAGTCCCGGCCGTCATGAACCAACCGCTTGGTACATCCTTTTTTTCGGCATCCTTGGCGTCGTCGGGTGTTTCGGTCACCGAGACTTCTGCCCTGGCGCTTGGTGCTGTCTGGGCGGCGGTATCCACCATCTCCCAGTCCATTGCGACCCTGCCGCTCCACATCTACCGCAGAGATGGTGAGCGCAGGTATTTAGCGACCGAACTCCCCGAATACAATCTACTCCACGACCGACCCAACGCCGAGGCACCGGCGGCCGTGGTGAGGGGAGCACTGGTCGCATCGTGTTTACTTCACGGCAACAGCTACGCCGAAATTCAACGCGACGAAAGCGGAAACATCATCGCGGTTTGGCCGTTGCACTATACCTCCGTGACGCCATGGCGCGACAAGGCGGGTGACCTTTACTACCGGGTATTGTCCACCGGCAAGGAAACGATCCTATTCCCTGATGAGATTTTGCACTTTAGAAATTTTAGCGTTGATGGGTTCCTTGGTGTGTCCACGCTGACCAGCGCCCGCGATGCGCTTGGGCTAAACATGGGCCTTGAGAAATACGCTAGCAAATTCTTCGGCTCCGGCGCTCGCCCTGGCGTGCTGTTGAAACATCCCGGCCGACTTAGCGACGAGGCCCGTGCCCGCCTTCGCGATGGCTGGAGCAAGGTCCACCAAGGGCTTGACAACGCACACGCAACCGCCGTCCTTGAGGAGGGCATGGAAGTCCTGCCCTTCTCAATTCCCAACGACGATGCCCAATTCCTTGAGTCGAGGCGTTTTGGTATCGAGGACATTGCCCGGTGGTTTAATGTTCCATTGTCGAGGCTTCGGGTTCAAGGTGCCACGGCATTTGCCAACATCGAACAGGACGCCATCGACTTCGTCACCAACACATTGCGCCCGCACCTTGTTCGCATTGAGCAGGAGATTAACGACAAGTTTTTTCCCGATGGGGATTACTTCGTTGAGCACGCCATCGAGGGGCTCCTCCGTGGCGACATCAAAAGCCGCTATGAATCCTATGCCATTGGCCGAAACTGGGGCTGGTTCAGCGTCAATGACATCCGCAATTTTGAAAACCTACCGCCGATCCTTGGCGGCAACCAGTATTTGCAACCGCTTAACATGGCCGGCCTGGGCCAACAGACAAGCGGCAGCACATCGGCACCGGCAACGCCACAACTTGGACCAGCAACACCAACCGCCGAGCCTATTGCGGCCGCTGTGGTCGATGCTGTTCCCGTGGAGGATGTGTCGGCCACCGCGCTGAACGGCGCACAGGTGACCTCGTTGCTTGAGTTGGTGACGCAAGCG